CTGTTATTTTTGTAGCCCCAACTGGGCTGGTGTCTTTTACAACTACAGAAGAACCATCAATCGTTGTGTTTGAACCAGCGGGGTCAGCGGTCGGAGCGACGTCTACAAAACCTACGTTGGTGTTTAATACAAGTGCCACTGTGGCAATTGTATCTTAATTATGCGACTACACTACAGCCCGGATCGATACCAACACAATTCCGCTGTTGAGTACGACATTCCGCACCCTCAGGCCCAAAAGCCCGGATACCACGAATGTCCACTGGCCGTTTATCAAAGATGAACTAGTGGTGCTTCCGTTGGGGACGGGGGTTCCCACAACCGCAAACCAGTCGTCACCATTGACGGTTCCCTCAAACGCCAGTGATCCGTTCCAAGTGCCGGTCATCTGGGCGAAAGCGGCATTGTGTCCCTCGACCGTTAGTGTAACGGAGTCCCCGGATGTGCCAATTGTGGATTTGGTAAAGATTGTCATAGTTATATGTTAAAAGCCGGATGAGGGTGAAACCGAAGCCGACTCGCTGGCAGAGGGACTAAGCGAAGCAGACGGGCTGAGAGATGCCGAAGAGCTGGCCGACCCCGAGGCAGATGGACTCTGGGAAGCCGATGGACTCTGGGAAGCCGATTCTGATCGAGACGCTGAGGCTGACGGAGAGTAGCTTCCAGATGGAGACAGAGACGCCGACGGGGACGGTGACTGGCTTCCGCTTGGCGATTGAGATGCTGACGAGGAAGCAGAAGGGCTCAAAGAAGCCGAGGGTGACAAAGAGGGAGACACAGACGATGATTCAGATGCGGACGGAGATAGGGAGGCAGAACTGGACGCTGACCCCGAGGCAGACGGTGACAAAGAGGCAGACGGTGACAAAGAGGCGGAGGACGAGGCGGATGGGGATAGGGAGGCAGATGGCGATAGGGACGCAGACTCAGACGCTGAAGCAGAAGCGCTGGCAGACTTAGATGCAGACGCCGAAGCCGACGCAGAAGGACTAAGAGAGGCAGAGGCAGACGATATTTCTTGCCGCAGGACTTCTTGGAAATTACAGGACGTTTCGTCCCCGATATTTAGTCTGTAGGCAACCTTCCCGCTGTCGTCAAGATTGTACATTACGGCTCCACGAGCGAATCCGGCCACCTCGGAAAAGTTGCCCACCGTCTCAAATGCGCGGACGTTCCCACGGCCGTCCTCGTCCAAAATGCGATTAAACAGGTGCTGTTCCTTAAAAAGAAGCAGGTCGGCCTCTGCTGCCGAAACTACCCCAAGATCCCTGGCCGTTTCCGGGTCGTACAAATCATTCCAGTTTGCTTGTTCGCTGCCATCATAAATACCAACCACGGCTTGCCACGCCGGAGAGTTGGCCAAACGAATAAAAAGCTCGCGGATAGTAGTCTGTTCCGCAATGCTCAAATCTGCTAGTACTGGAAAATTGGCTGACATAAAAAAAGCCTTTCGTTAATGCCTAGGGAATCATTAAACTCTAGGCTTAAAACTCTAGGCTTTAAGAAAACTTGGACTATAAATTTTTAAGCAAAGGTGAAGAATCCCTCAGCCGCTTGTGAGCGCCTGGAGTCTGCCACCTTGGCCCCATACACGAATAAGTCTTTGTATGCTGATCCGAAGTTGCCAACCAAGTCTTCCTCGATGTCGGCTTCAAGGAGTTTTTCGGCGAATGTAAGCCAGTTGGTGTGACCAGCCAGAACCCTGTATCCGCTTGTATTGTCACCCGTCAGTCGGTTACTCATAAAGAGTTTGAATCCCAAGAGCATTCCCAGGAAGCCCTTTTTCACAAGGTCGCTGTAGACTTCGGGGACATGCAGAACAATGCCGGTTGCACGAACCAGGGTATTGTATCCCTCCGGGGGAAGAACCATCCACCTGTCGGAATCCGGAACGGCATTTCGGGAAAGTGATTCTGCTTTGTCCAGTTTCTGGCGCAAGTCGGCGATCTTTTGCACTAGTTTGTTGCCGTAACAGATATTGCCGTGTTTGCTTCGATGATATAGGTTGCACCCGCGGTGATTGCACCACCAGTGTAAGCAGAGGTTGCATCGTCTTTGTCATCTTCAATGGTGATGGAGGTTGTGGAGGTGAAAGTCTTAATTCTGTACCATGTCGTGTGGCCAGTTGCCTTGAATCCTCGGCCAACCATGCCAGCGGTGAACACCGTGCTAGATCCAGTCACAACGCCAGTTGTGTTAGCAACGGCGACCGTGCCAGTTGTGTAGTCAGTTCCAACTCTATTGCCGGAAGCGACGTCGCCGTAGAGCCCAAGGGCGAACGACTCCATGTTCTTGTTCCTTTCGCTTGCCTTTTGGGTAACAACGGTCGCATGGGGATCTTTAATATAAGACTGCCAGTTGTCGATGGTTTTTTCCTTCCAGTAGAAGGATTTCCACTGATCGATTGTAAGAGTTGCGTTGTTTTCGAGGAGAGAGTCTACTGAAAGATCTGATCCAGAATATGTTTTTTCCGAAATTCTGTCTAGGTTAAGAATGTTGAGCTTGGAACCAACGCCGTTAATTTCACCTTCGTAGTCGCGATTTACAATTGCATCCAAAATACTCTGGTCATACATCTCCTTCAGAAGTTTCTGAGAGAAGCCTTGGGCTAAAGTTGTTGCTCTTGCTGATCCCATGTTTGGTAAAAGTTTTTAGAAGACCTTGCTTTTACCGTCCCAAAGTGGGTTTGGAAGTTGTCTGACTAGAGAATAGGGGTCGCTAGAATATCTTGTCAAGTACTAAATTGTGGATGTATCGATTTTGCCCGAGATAAGGTATTCTTTGTACTTTTTATAGTCGGTTTTCATTAGTACCCTTGCCTCTGCAAGCGATATTTTGTCCGATTTTGGCTTGATTCTTTCGTTTGGGCCACCAGTTCCAGTTTCAAACATCTTTCCCTTGCTGGGCAGTGGGGATGCCTTATTAACGTCATACAAGAAGGCGGATACCAGGTCGGGGAAGTCCAGCCCCCGGCGAGTGGGCTTGACCGCAAATACCTTAAAGTCTTCCTCTTTGCCCTCAAGAGCTGGGAAATCGTTCAATGACTTGGGGTCTGCCACAAACTCATCTACTTTAGTATTCCAAGCCTCAATATCCTTACCTTCCTTGGCGGCTTTATGGATAAGTTCAAACCTTCTCTTGTTCACCCGGCTGTCCTTAGCTAGCTTCTTCGTTACGTCATCCATCAAATCCCAGTCTGGGTATTCGCCCTTCATGTCTTCGTCTGTGGGTTCGGGGATTCCGCCAGCCTCATCCACTGCTTCATCCATTTTCTTTGTCCTAGCGTGAAGAACCTGGGCCTCACGGGCAGAGTTGGTTAGTTTCTTCTTCAGTTCCTCTTCTCGCCGTTGGTCTTCGTCGGGAGACACATCCTCCGGCTTTGATTCATCTTTGGGGTCGGGACCCGGGGTAGGATCGGTGTCTGGGGTGGGTTCTGGATCTGGATCGGGCTCCGGGATAACTGGTGGTTCTAGGGTGTCCANCTCTTCGAGGGAGTCTTTAATTCCTTTGTCCAACTCTTCTTTGGTCGGTTTAACGTGTTTCGCCATATTTTGCCGTCCTGTAAACCAGGGTTTGGTTTCGACTAATACGAAGTATAGGTGGCTAATCTGTCCAAAGTCAAGCCTTCTTCTTGCGCCTGGGTTTCTGGCCCCCAGCAATGGCCCCGAAAAAACTCTTTTGTTTTTGGCTCAACCTGCGGCCGCGCACGACTCCCTCACTTAGAATCTTCTTGGCCTTGGCCGACGTGAGTTTCTTTGCCATTATTTTCTTGCCTTCTTTCTAGCTACCTTTTTTGCGTACTTGGATAACTTCTTGGCCCTTTTGCCCATTGTTTTGGACATTTCACTATCGGGCATCATGTGTCCGTTTTTCATTTTGTGCTTGCCATGCTTCACCGTTATCACCTCACTTCTTGTTTGGAACCAAACTAGCAATAGATCTTTCGATGTGTTCCTTCGCTTTCTCTGGAGAGGTTAGAAAAGCATCTAGCAGCATGTAATTTCGGAGTCTGGCCTTCAG